GCCTAATACCGCCCGTAATATGTTAAAGCGTGTGCGAGACTTAATCCGCGAACACCGCGGTCACTCATCGTTCCACCGCAGTGAACAAAACCCAACTTATTTGAAGTTGGTTGTTATGGAACAAGGACTTGCTGCAAGACTCAGCGAACTTAATGTATTGCGTGAAGCTAGCGAAGTTCAACAAGCTCAAGTTGTTCTTGCTGCACAAGACATGGTAGACAAAATGCAAAAGATGTTGGAAGAAGTTTCAGCAATGCAATTTAAAGATCTTCCTGCACTAGTTGACAGCATCAAGAACGAAGTTGGTCAGCAGCAAGCTACTCAATTCAACGCAGACGCAACTGCTGCACTAACAGGATTGATGCAAAATCTTCAAGCTGGCAAGCAACAAATGGATGCAGCACTTGGTGTTGTTACTGGACAAGAAATGGGTGCTCCTGCTGATATGGGCATAGATGCTGATCTTGGCGCCGGTGGCGAATTAGATGCTGCTGCTGACCTTGGCGCTGCTGATGCTGACTTGGACGCTGCCGCTGGTGACGATCTTGCAGCAGGCGCAGATTTAGAAACTGGCGAAACGCCAGGTGCTGTAGCTGATCTAGGTCGCGGACGCAGATAATGCTAATACGTGAGTTCTCAGAAGGCGGCGTTAACACTGTTAAATTATCCGCCTTAATAGACTTCCTGGCAGGACGAGCCGAAGATTCTAACGCTAAAAAACAAATCAGCAAACAAGCATTGATTAACTCGGCTAAGAATCTGGGAATCAACCTCAATAATCAAATATTAGACGAATTGGTTTTAAAAGAACCGTTGAGCAATATTTTAGAACCAATGGAACCAAATTCGGACATCATTCGCTTCAAAGGCAATGACGAACCGGAATCCACTGATATGAGTGTAGACCGTGCGGAAGATATTGTAAACCAAAATGCCAAAGCAGCAATGCGTCGCGGAATGAAATAGTCAAACCTGTCAACTAACGGTTGACCCCAGGCGTTAAATATAGTATAATCTGTTAAGGATATACATATGAAACGCCTTTTTCTTTCCCTATTACTTTTAGTCGCTATTCCAGTAATGGCACAACATCACCACCATCGCCCTTACCAACATCATGGCAACAGCGGCGCACGTGGATGGGGTTGGATTGCACCTGCAATCATTGGTGGCGCTGTTGTATATGGAGCAACTAGATCTGCTACGCCGCCTGTGGTGTATCAACCACCAGTGCTACCACCTGCCCCATACGGATATCATTACGAACAAATTTTAGACGCTAACTGCAACTGCTATCGTTGGGTGTTAGTCCAAGGTTAATATGAAAATACATCATGCTGACATTTCTGCATTAGCAGATTACGCAAAACATCTTAAAGGTTTATCCGACGCAGATAGATACACTCGCTTCTGCTACAACATCAAAGACGAGAACATTGATAGTTTTATCTTGTCAATGCTTTATAACTCAGACGACCACCATCTGTTTACTGCTACAAAAGATGATGTAATTGTAGGATTTGGTCACTTAGCTCGAGAAGGCACTGACTGGGAACTAGCAGTAAGTGTTGACAGCGATTGCCAAGGGCAGGGTGTTGCTAACAGCATAATGGATTTTATGATTGATTGGGGCACAACACGCGGAGTCCACTCGGTATTCATGCATTGCATTACACAAAACGCTAAGATCCAACACTTAGCACGTAAACATGGTTTGCGCATAGTAGAACGAGACGGAGCAGAAGTAACCAGTCGAGTAGACTTGCCACCTGCAACCCCGTTTGATTATACCGCAGACTTTATCCGCGAACAAAAAGAGTTATTAGAACAAATGACAGATATCCAGCGCCGACTATTGGCAAACTTAAACCCCTTAACATACGTTAAAGAACACACACTAGACTAATGATTAAATCACAATACGACTATTCCCCTCTCAATAGAGAAACCATTGACGGTAAACGTCATTATTGTTTACCCGATGGTAGTAAAGTGCCTAGTGTAACTACAATCCTAGACAAAACAAAGCCACAAGAAAAACGCGAAGCACTGGCTAACTGGAAGAAGTTTGTAGGCGAAAAACGAGCCCAAGAAATTACTACAGAAGCAGCTAATCGCGGAACACGTATGCATGCATATTTGGAAATGTATGCGCAAACTGCTAACATGAGTGCATTGCCCGGGAATCCTTTTGCACATGCAAGTTGGTTTATGGCAGCTGAGATTATTCTTAAAGGCCTGTGTCATGTAGACGAGTTTTGGGGCGTAGAAGTTCCGTTGTATTACAGTGGGCTATACGCAGGAACTACAGACTGTATTGGTGTATGGAAAGGCAAGCCTGCTATTCTTGACTTTAAGCAAAGTAACAAAGTTAAGAAACGAGAGTGGATTGAGGATTATTTCTTACAACTAGCAGCATACGCTCAAGCCCATGATAATATGCACGGAACTACCATAGATACTGGTGTTATTTTAATGGCAGTGCAGCCTAAAACACTAGAAGATGGTAGTTTATCTACCCCGGAATACTTAGAATTTGAGGTGTCGGGCAGCGAGTTTGATCACTGGAAAAATGAATGGAATAAACGAGTAGAACTATACTATCTAACACGCTAAATATGTGATAGATCAAGGATATCACAGTGGCTATTGTACAGATTTCACAAATAACAAACCGTAAAGGTTTACAAATAGATTTACCGCAGCTTGCCGGTGCAGAATTAGGTTGGAGCATAGACGAGCGTAGATTGTTCATCGGCAATGGCACATTAGCTGATGGTGCGCCTACAGTGGGGAATACAGAAATTCTCACCGAGTTCAGTGATATTTTATCATTCCAAACTACATACACATACAGCGGCATTGCCGCAGCAGGATATGCTGCACAAACAGGCCCGACTGTAAACACACCTGTTTCGCAAAGTCTACAGAGCTGGCTAGATCAATGGGCATCAGTTAAAGACTTTGGTGCAGTAGGCGACGGAGTAACTGATGACACTGATGCAATTAACAGAGCATTGTATCAACTGTATTGCCGGGAAGTTAACCCACAAATTCGTCGTGCATTATTTTTCCCAGCTGGGGTTTACCTAGTAAATCAAATCATTGACATACCTACTTACGCCACACTGTATGGCGAAGGCCCTGACAATTCAGTGATACAAATGGCTTCTGGTGATGATAGTGCATTGCGGGCTTATGTGGCAAGAACAGCAGATAGTTTACAACAGACCGGTGCTAATATTGGTGCCAATGGTGCAACTCCTCCGAAATATATTACTATCGATAATCTAGGGTTTAGAACCGTTGAAGAAAATTACGGCGATGTATTTTTAATTGAGGACGCCACTGATTGTACATTTACTAATGTTAATTTCATGGGTCCTATGACACAATCAAATTTGACCACTGATTCAGTTAACATGTCTGGCGTTAGATTTGCTAGCACATCAGCATTAATTTGTAGCAACATTACATTTAATCGCTGCGAATTTATTGGAACAACATTTGGTATTGCCACTAATGCTGGGGCCCAGGGCGTTACAGTCAGCAATGGTAAATTTGATACATTGTATCAAGGCATTGTGTTAGGCACAGGCACTCTAACCAATGGTGGCCCAAACGGATTCAGAATAGTTCATAATTTTTTCAACAACATCTATGCTGAAGGAATTGACATTGGTGCAGTGGAATTAAATGCCACCGGATACAATATTTTCTATGATGTTGGTAATCACTTTAATGGAACACTGAGTCCTGCTACATCCGTTATTAAAATTGCGAACGAGAATAACATCAGTGTCGGCGATTTGTTTGAGCGCAGTGATGATTATGCTACAGTTTATCCTAGGATTGATCTCGGAACAACTGGCAGCATTGGATTTGTCAACGGTAAACTAATTCAACTCGGCCCTAATGTTCTTGAAACAGAACCAATTACACTATTGCTAAATGACACAGCAGATGAAACATTCTATACATTTGATGCTACCCTGTATCGGTCTGTGTCGATTAATTACAGTATCACCCGTGATACTGGTGTGCGTCACGGCACATTTAGAGTTGTTCCAACAGGTGGTGGCACATTAACTTACGATGATGACTATGTTGAAAACGAAACTGTGGGCATCGTCTTTTCTGCCACCCAGGCTGGGGATGTCGTAAGTATTGCATACACCAGTACTAATACCAGTATCGATGGATCTCTTGCTTATTCAATATCTAAATTCCGTGTTTAATGTGGCCAAAAACTTTTCAGCTCAGGCTTGACGCCTGGGCAAATCTACGAAAACAAATACAACCTCTAGACGCAGAAACTGCGCTATCTCAAATCAACACCTGGTGGAACCATGCTCCGTGGCGTGCATACCATTTACACTGGGACGATCAAGAAACTTGGCCAGATCCCTGGGAACTTTTGAACGACAACTTCTATTGTAGTGTTGCAAAAGGCTTGGGAATGTTGTATACTATTAGCTTGCTGGACCATCCTGAGTTAATCGATGCAGAACTAGTTTTAACCCAAAGCGGCGACAATTTAGTCCTAGTTTGCAAAAGAAAATATATATTGAATTGGGCCACCGACACTGTCGTAAATACCAACCACAAGTTAGAAATCAAAAAGCACTTGACTCAAACCCAAGTGCAACAAAAATACAATTAAAAGAGTAGAAATGACGCAAATTACAGTAGTGAAGAGAAGCGGGCGTAAAGAGCCTTTAAATTTGGAAAAATGGCAAAGTCAAATTGCCAAAGTGTGTCAGGGAATTGCAGACGTCAGTCAGTCAATGATTGAGATTAGAACACAGTTGCATTTTTACGATGGGATTACCACAGCAGAAATTGACGGCATTACACTGCGAGCAATTGTTGATCTAATCGATGTAGAAGCTAACCCCGATGTAGGGCATACAAACTACCAGTATGTGGCAGGCAAACAACGACTATCAATGCTACGCAAAGATGTATATGGAGATTATGAAGTTCCTCATCTTTACGATATTGTAAAGAAAAACATAGACACTGGGTTGTATACTCCGGAACTGCTAGAATGGTATACAGAAGACGACTGGAACCGCATGAATGACATGCTAGACCATGCCAAAGACGAACAATACAGCTATGCTGCCATCGAACAACTAATTGAAAAGTATCTAGTTAAAAATCGTGCAACGAAGCAAACATATGAAACCCCACAGATCCGATACATGGTCGCTGCGGCGACGGTATTCCACAAGGAAGAACCGAACTCAGCAAGAATGCGATACATCAAAGAGTATTACAATGCGGCATCAGATGGTCTCTTTACTTTGGCTACTCCTGTTTTGGCTGGTCTGGGGACTCCTACAAAACAATTTAGTAGTTGCGTTCTTATCCGCTCTGATGACGACCTCGATTCTATCTTCGCTAGCGGAGAAATGATGGCCAAGTATGCTAGCAAGCGAGCTGGCATTGGTTTAGAGATTGGTCGCTTACGCTCATTGGGTTCACCGATTCGTGGCGGCGAGATTCAACACACAGGTATGATCCCCTTCTTGAAGAAGTGGTTTGGAGATTTACGTTCATGTTCACAAGGCGGTATCCGTAATGCAAGTGCCACTGTTTTTTATCCCATCTGGCATCATCAATTCGATGATCTTATTGTGCTCAAGAAC